GATAGGAGCGGATATTTTTACCGGGTGCTTACTGGCAAGCGTAGTGCTGGGGGTAGTGCTTATGCACATCCTGGAACACTTGAAAAGGAAAGAAAGGAGACGGCGAGAGAATGAAAGAGAAGTTAAGTTACACCTACGAAGAAGCTCTGGAAGAAGAAAAAGAGCTTGAAGGAAAGATAAGGGCTGAACTCGACAATCTAGGAAAGCCGGAGCTGATGGCAGTAGTGAAGGATTACGCTGCAGTACACTCCATCCGGCTCACCATAGCAGTATATGAGGGGTGCTAATCACTTAGCCAGGAGGGCTAACATCATGAGACGACTTGAATTAGGAATACTGGGATTTTCGATACTGCTTTTATTTATCACGGGCTACTGCATCGGTAAATCCGTTTGCATTGGACCCGTGGGAGAGCAGTACAGGTTAGCCAGTTTGGCAGGTGGATTTTTACAGTTTGTAGTAACAGTTGGTTTATTTATAGCAATAGGAAAGGAAGAACTATGACTTTAACACTTGGTAACGATGAGTTCAACACCTTAGCGGAGATTATCGCTAAGAAGGTAGCGGAAAGCATTAAAGGATGCGTTCCTGAGAAGTCTTCGGAAGCGGTTAAGGAAGAGTCTAAGAAGGAAGTTAAGGAAGAGGCTAAGAAGGAAGAATCAGGATTAAGTCTTGAGCAGGTAATCAAAGCAGTGAAGGATTACACTCTAAAGGATAAAGACGGAGCAAAGAAGTTAAAGCCTATATTGCAGTCCTTAGGAGTAGAAAGGCTTTCCCTGCTGCCCAATGACAAGCTTCCTGAGTTTGTAGAGGGAATCCGTAAAGTGGGGGTAGAAATTTAATGCCGGAACACGAGAACAGGGCACACGCCCTACTATCAGCCAGTGGCTCGCATAGATGGATGGCTTGCACACCCTCCGCAAGGTTAGAGGAGTGCTGTGAGAACAGAACATCAGACGCAGCCAAAGAAGGAACTCTTGCCCATGAGCTCTGTGAGATAAAGGTAGCAACACTTAGAGGCGAAGATGTCAAGGAATCTGACTATGAGAAGCTTCTTAATGATCCGATGTACACCGAAGAAATGGGAGTTTGCACGAACAACTATGCGGAGTTCTGCGTAGAGACCGCAAAGGAAGAGAAGGGGCTTCCAATTATCGAGGTAGAGCTTGACTTAACTGCCTATATTCCGGAAGGCTTCGGTACTGTGGACTGTGTGATCGTCAGCGAGAAAACCCTTCACATCATAGATTTTAAGTATGGTCGAGGTGTAGATGTATCTCCGGTAGAGAACAGCCAGTTAATGATTTATGCCTTAGGTGCCTACGACCTATACAGTTCATTCTACGACTTTGAAAATGTAAAGCTTACGATTGTGCAGCCGAGGCTGTCCGCAGAGCCTAAGACTTGGGAGTGCAGTATTCAGGACCTATTAGACTTTGGGGAAAGACTAAAGCCCGTTGCGGCACTCGCCTTTAAAGGCGGAGGGGAGTTTGCACCATCAGAGCACACTTGTTTATTTTGCAAGGCGAAGTACACCTGCAGGGCAAGGGCAGACAAGAATCTAGCTACGATGTTTTTACAGGAAAAGGATCCATACACTTTATCCAACGATGAAATTGGGGAGATTCTGGCCAAGGTCGCAGATTTCCCCAAATGGATAAAAGACTTAGAGGATTACGCCTTAGAACAGCTTCTTGCCGGAAAAGAAATCAAAGGCTACAAGGCGGTAGAAGGAAGGTCCAGCAGAGTATGGAGTGATGAAAAGAAAGCCTTTGAAGTAATCATAGAGGACGGCACAGAGGAGAAAGACCTTTATGAGACAACACCTTTATCCCTAGCAAAGATTGAAAAGCTACTGGGTAAAAAGAAGTTTGCTTCCTTAGTTGGGGAGTATGTAACAAAATCGCAAGGAAAGCCAACACTTACGCTTTCTAGTGATATAAGACCATCAATTCAGGACGTTAAGTCCATGTTTACAGAAGAAGGAGAAAATTAATTATGGGAACAGCAATTACTACAGGAATCGTTAGATTATCTTACGCACACATCTTTGAGCCGGCAGCAGATTTATCCGGCAATATCAAATACCAGGCTACTTTACTGGTTCCAAAGTCCGACACAAAAACCATTAAGGCAGTAGAAAGTGCCATCGAGGAAGCTAAGCAGCTAGGAAAGGATAATAAGTTCCAAGGGAAGATTCCTCCGAAGCTTACTATCGCATTCGTAGACGGTGACGGTACAAGACCTACAGACGGCGAGCCTTATGGCGATGAGTGCCACGATCACTACATTATTACGGCGAAGGCAAATGAGAACCGTCCGCCATTAGTAGTAGATAAGAACTTACAGCGTATCTTAGACCAGACTGCCGTATACAGTGGTTGCTATGTAAGAGCAAACATCAACTTCTATGCTTACAACTCCAACGGCAACAAGGGTATTGCCTGCGGACTTAACGGTATTCAGTTCGTCCGTGATGGAGAGCCATTAGGCGGTGTTCAGATTACGGCAGAAGGCGCATTCGGAGACGGCTTCGAGTTCGCAGAGGACGACAGTGTAGACGATATTCTTTAATCAGAAGGAGGGGCTATGAAGCACTTAAGTATCGACATTGAAACATCTTCGGATGTGGATATTAGAAAATGCGGAGCCTTTAAATATGCTGAGTCAGAAGCGTTTCGCATTATGCTCCTAGCCTATGCCTTTGATGATGAGCCTGTTGAAGTTATCGACTTAGAAAAGGGGGAGGAAATGCCCCTTTTTCTTTTACAGGCTTTACAGGATAAAGAGGTAATCAAGCACGCATACAACGCTTCTTTTGAGTGGCTTTGCTTAAATAGAATGGGATATGAAACACCTATAGAGCAATGGCAATGCACTATGATTCACGCCATGTACTTAGGTTTTCCTGCGGGACTCGAAGCTACCGGAGAAGCTGTAGGACTTCCGGAAGATAAGAAGAAGCTTGCGATAGGTAGACAGTTAATTAAATACTTCTGCCTCGGTCCTTATAAGCCTGGCGCAGATAAATGGAATCTTTTTAAAGACTACAACCTTAAGGACGTAGAAGCAGAAAGAGCCATAGAAAAAAAGCTTTCTTCCTTCCCTGTTCCGGAGCTTGAATGGGAGAGATGGCGAAGGGATGTTCTTATGAACTACACCGGCGTAGGCGTAGACATGGAGCTTGTTACCGGAGCATTAGCCATACAGGAAGAAAGTGTGGAAAGGCTTACAAATGAAGCTATACAGCTTACCGGATTAAGCAATCCAAACAGCCCTAGCCAGCTTCTGGAATGGGTGAACGATCAAGGCGTAGAGCTTAAGAGCATACAGAAGAAGGACGTGCAGGACGCTTTATCCGGAGAACTGCCTCCTAATGTACGCAGGGCTTTAGAGATACGGCAGCAGTTAGGGAAAACATCGGTTAAGAAGTACGATGCGATTCTAGCTTGTGTATGTAAGGACGAAAGAGTTCGAGGCATTTCCCAGTTCTACGGAGCAAGGACGGGACGGTTTAGTGGCCGGCTTGTGCAGATGCAGAATTTGCCCAGGAACTATTTAGATCCCTTAGAGGATGTTCGGGAGATTGTGAAGGCTAGGAACTATGAAGTTTTAGACCTTATTTACCCAAGCATAGCAGACACGCTTTCACAGCTTATCCGTACAGCCTTTGTTCCTAAGGACGGGAAGAAGTATGTCGTTGCAGACTTCTCCGCTATTGAGGCGAGAGTTATCGCCTGGCTTGCAAGGGAAGAATGGGTAAATCAGGTATTTGCAACGCACGGAAAGATATATGAAGCAACGGCTTCTCAGATGTTCCATGTTCCTATTGAAAAGATTGTAAAAGGGAATCCGGAATACGCGTTGCGGCAGAAAGGTAAGGTTGCGACTCTTGCCTTAGGCTATCAAGGAGGAACGAATGCTCTTATTTCTATGGGGGCTTTAGACATGGGACTTTCTGAGGAAGAGCTTCCGGAAATCGTTACCAGATGGAGGAATGCCAATAAGAACATTGTGCGTCTATGGTACAAGGTCGGAGAGTGCGCTCTGGCTACTACGAAGGACGGAAGGGCAAGAACCTACAACGGCTTAATCTTTAGGCTGGAAGAGGACTTAAACAACGGCCTTCGATTCCTCACAATCGAACTACCGAGCAAGCGAAAGCTTTTCTACTGTAAGCCCTTTGCCGGAGCAGGGCGGTTCGGCGATGTTTTAACTTTCTTTTCCCAGAACCAAACTACGAAGAAATGGGGGGAAGAACAGACCTTCGGCGGGAAGCTTGTGGAGAACATCGTGCAGGCCATTGCCAGGGACTGCCTCTGCGTGACCCTTGACAGGATAGCAGAACGCCATTTACAGCCGGTTTTCCATGTACATGATGAAATAATCGTGGAAGCGGACGAAAGCCTCACTGTGGACGCGCTGTGCGATATTTTTGCCCTTCCTGTACCTTGGGCAAAGGGATTGATACTTAAAGGAGCTGGATTCGATGGGTACTTCTATCAAAAGGATTAGTACGGCCAAAAGCCGAAAAAGTAAAGATTGGAAAGAAAAGGCCGTCACTTGGGAGAAGTTCCTCGAGTTCTTTAAAACTCCTAAGGTAGGCAAGGAAACAATGGACGAGTATCTGGCGCTTCCTAAGGACAGGCAGGACGCCCTTAAGGACGTGGGCGGATTCGTAGGCGGTACCTTAAAGGACGGCATCCGGAAAGCGCAAAATGTTCTTAGCCGGAGCCTTATCACTTTAGACCTTGATAACATGACCGACTCCGATACAGCGGATGTGTTCCAGACTTTGGATTTAATAGGCTACAAGGTTTTAGTGTATAGCACCAGAAAGCATAAAACTTCAAAACCGAGGCTTAGAATTGTGTTCCCCTTAGAAAAGGAGTGCTCAAAAGAGGAATACGAGCCGGTAGCAAGAATGTTAGGCAGCAGATTAGGGATTGACCTTTGTGACCCTACCACCTTCGAAGCGTCCCGCCTTATGTATTTCCCCTCCATCTGTAAGGGCGCCGACTATGTTTACAAGGTCTTTGACGGGGAAGAAGTAAATGCGGAGAAGATACTGGGTCTATACCATGACTGGAAGAACATCGCGGAGTGGCCAAAGTGCCAAAGTGAGACCCTTCTCATTAGACGGGAAATCACGAAGCAGGGAAATCCCCTTGAGAAGTCAGGCCTTATTGGAGCCTTCTGTAATGCCTACGATATCCCCTCAGCTATAGAGCACTTCTTATCCGGCATCTATGTTCCAACAGATAGACCGGATAGATGGACTTATGCAGACGGAAGCACGACAGGCGGTGCAGTTTTATACGACCGTGACACCTTCATGTATTCCCATCATGCTACGGATCCGATTAGCGGAATACTGGTAAATGCCTTCGACCTTGTAAGGCTCCATAAGTTCGGAGACCTTGACGAGAAGGTAAGCGCTAACACGAAGGAAGAAAATAAACCCTCATTCAAGGCCATGTGCTCCTTTGTCAATAATGATCCGACAGCAAGAAGCACCTTAGACCTTGAACGCATGAAAGCCTTTGAAATGGTAGATGGAGAGGATTCTTCGGAAGAAGGCAGTAAAGTAGAGAGCATATCTAAGGAAGATGTAGCCTGGATGTCGGACCTTAAGAGAAATGAGGACGGGAGAGTGCTTCCCACCATCAATAACCTTGAGGCCATCATGCAGAACGACCTGCACATTAAAGGAAAGATATACTCTGACTCCTTTACCGGACGGAACTACTGTGGCGGTGCGGTGCCGTGGGATAAGACAGGTGCTCACGAGTGGACGGATGAAGACGACTGCGGGCTCATCGGATACATTGAGACGGCCTATGCGGTCTATCACAAGGATAAATGCTATACGGCTTTAACCAATGTTCTTAGGAATAACCGGATTAACTCCGTAGCGGATTATCTTAACTCCTTATCCTGGGACGGTGTGGAGCGTGCAGAGACGCTTTTTATCGACTACTTAGGGGCAGAGGATAACTGCTATACAAGGGAAGTAACTTTAAAGACCTTGTTGGCCTGCGCCATAAGGGCATACAAGTTCGGAGCGAAGTACGACAATATGCTTATCCTTACAGGAGAACAGGGTATAGGAAAGAGCACCATTCTGGAAAGGCTGGGAAAGGACTGGTTTGCAGACTTTAAGGCGAGAACTGTCGGAAAGGAAGCCGAGGAAGCGATTGCCGGGAAGTGGATTGTAGAGATGGGAGAGCTTGCTGCGCTTAATAAACAGGAATCTGAGGATATCAAGCAGTTCCTATCTATGAAGAGCTCCTATCACAGAGAAGCTTACGGACGACGGAGCATAGAGCACAAACGAAAATGCGTGTTCTTCGGTACCAGTAACAAGGATGAGTTCCTCCGGGATGAAACGGGAAACCGAAGATTTTATCCTTTACCGGTAGGAGTGAAGAAGCACAAAAAGAACATCTGGAGAGATCTAACAGGCGATGTGATTGACCAGATATGGGCAGAGATAGCCTTTAAGGTTGACGCCTGTTTAGGAGATTATGACGCATTGCAATATCAAGTGCTCAGCGAGGAAAGCAATAAAATCCTGGCAGAGCTGCATGAGGAATTTATGGAGCAGGATCCTATTCAGTCTATGGTTGAGAAATTTTCCGCTACGCAAGTACCGGTTAAATGGATGGAAATGGATATAGCACAGAGGATAACCTTCTTAGAGGGAAACATGGTTTATGATGGAGAGCTTATGAATCTGCCGTATCTGTCTCCGCAGAATATACATTGCGAGCTTTTAAAGTTGCCGCTGGGGAATTTAAGGCGGGCAGAATCAAACAGATATGTTCGGTGCATTAAGGCAATAAAAAATACAAAAAAGACAAAAATGGAGGATAAAAACTATGGTCAGGTTAGATGCTATAAGGTTTTGAAATCCTAATTTTAGAAGTCAAAAATTAGGGACTAACATTATATAAATTGATGATTTTAGGGACTAGCGGGACTAACATTGAAAATTTTGCAAAAAGTTAAAAAAAATAGAATTAAAAAAAAAAACCATGAGGCGAGGAAACAACCCAAAAAAGTAACCAGCCGTTACAGATATAACGGT